TCCACCCTTATCACTATCATCATGCTCCAATGATTCACCATCAACTAGTGCATTTGCTGATGAAGTTTTTGATGCATATTCTCCATCGGTTCCTATCATATAATAAAAGTTATCAGCGTCATTTATTGTCGACACCGGCGGTGTAGTTGTGCCGTCTCCATTATCAACTCCGGGCTCAAGGATATAATTTGAAAAGTTTGCCTTGAGTCCTTGTACTACAACAGTGTCTCCGGAATTTACCGTCACAGTAGTTGCAATGATTCCCGATATCGAATCATCTGCTGTAAACGAACATAAATCTCCATCAGTACCAACTGCTCCTGTAAAAACTTGAGTTCCGTTAAAATTAACAGTTATAGTCGAACTTCCTTCTGTTGTGCCAGCGAGTTTAAAAGTTCTAGTTGCCATGTTTTTTACCCCTACGTTAAGTTATATGTACACATATTTATGTTTTTTAAATTTAAATACGTTCTATATCTTCTTCTATGCACTGTTCTCCGTATTGTATTTCAACAATTCTGCAGGGTTGATCATATGAATTAGATAACTGGTGCCATTCACCACAAATAATTGTATACTCATCGTGCTTCGATAATGTTACAGCTGGATAGTGATATCCGCTATCCGCGATACTACTTACTTCGCATTGTCCTTCGCTTACTAACCAGTACTCATTGCGTTTAGCATGCTTCTGCATAGACAAACTTTGGCCCGGGTTCACTGTTAATTCTTTTACCTTGCACCCATCGACATTGTGTAACACACGATAATATCCCCAATCTCTTTTAGTCTTTGGTGATTTCCATTCGTTCAGTAACCAACTACTTGAATTCTTCTTATTTGTACCGCCTACCCCAAAAGCAAAAGTTACATCGTTGTACTCGCACGTATCTGCTTCGGGTATATTTAGATCTGTTCTATCGCCACCATTGGCAAAGATAATTGTAGCATCCGGAAATATCATTTGTGTTTTACTAATTGCATCCGTTGCAGTACCATCGCGGTCGTCGAAATTAATTACTCGATCCACACATTCTAATTCGGTAATTATTGTTGCACGTTCTTCCCACGACATAAATGATCTGCCTTTTTTACTTGTTAGCCATTCGTCTGAGTTTAACCCTACAATAAGTTGTGTGTCGGGTGCATCACCCAACGCTTTTGCCGCTTTAAAATATGCTATGTGCCCCGAGTGTAGTGGGTCATATCCACCTGTACATATAATTACTTTCATAATACTAATATAATATATTTGATCCCGTTATCCATTTTGTTAAAAGTCCTTCTCGTTTAACAAACCCGTACTTATTAATGTGATTGACTGCACTTGCAGGAAGTAGCTCCTTCTCTGCTAGGTCGTACCATGATGTTGTCCTTGGGTCCATCGGTTCTTGGTCGCTTTTATATGCTATAACCTTTAGCCACTTACCTTGTTCTTGAAAGAATCCGTCACTACAATCAAATCCACAAACTGCTAACATATGAATCATACTGTCAATTGTATGATTAAAATAAGTAAAACTAGGTTGGCTACACGATAATTTGTTGTATTCGATATTAATGTTTGTAGGGAGTTGTATGTTAATCATTGCGCCTTCGTTTAACATATGCCACCAATTCTGTAACGTTTGCATTGGATTAGTAGCATATTGAAAACTATCATGACACCAGAGTAAATCAAACTGCTGTTTACTAAATACTTCTTCAAAATCTTGTTGCAAATAGTTAAGATTTTTTAATCCAGTTGACATTTTTAATTCGGGTAACAAATCTATACCTGTGCAATCGATGTTTAGCGGTATCTTTGTACCATTGTCGTCCAAAATATGCGCATTTGCCCACCACACTAAATCTTTTGGATCTTTACCACATCCTACGTCAATCATGTTTTCGATGCTTTCCATAAATTCCTGGTATTGCATTAGTGCGTTTAGTGTTTCTAAACTATGGGCATGACTGTCTTCCGGTGTAGTAAAACTCATTTGCTTAACTCTAATAATTTGTTATAAAACTTTGTTGGGTGCTGTTTGCTTAATGTAACTAGCAAATCAACGTTTTTATTTATTCGCGGCCACAACTTACTTCTTAAATTAGTTAATGTACTTAAATTATTAGCATCTAAAAAGGTTTTAAGAGTGCTTACTACTGTGCTTAAACGCAAATTAGGATCTTTGATGCTATCGTAACTATGATCTATAATATCATCGTACACATCAAATCCAATATCTCTTAGTAGTCGAACAGTACCCGGTACTGCCCAAAATATAGGTACTTGTCTATACAGAAATGCCTTTAACGATTTTTCAGTTATAAACACTTCGTGCCAACTATCATCATCTGTTTGGTTGCTTGTCTCTGTTACTAAATTAATAAAACATGCAAACCAGTTTGTATCATTGTGACTGTGCTGGTCGCTCATGTTACCTGTTTCGCCATCTAACAATATAGGCAAAGTATACGGATGCATAATATTGTGTAGATTTTGTTTTGTGTTTAAATAAGGGTCAGGTTGTGTTCCGCAACTTAAAAGAAATGTATCATGATCGAACGTGTCTAATATCTTTTTTACTAACTTACAACGCCCTTCACTTGCTCTGCGATTGAGCGAAATAAAGTTCTTTGTTATAACTAAGTTTTTCCAATCAACATCTAAGTTTTGATTGTAGCTCACAAAACCACAATGGGCTGAAAAATAATCTACATACGTATCGTATTTGTATGGTAAGTTTCCATGAATATCCGAATTAAACAAAACACGAACATCATAATCTTTTAATGTTGCAATTACTTCTTTTAAATCACTTGGTCCAATCCCTTCATTGCAACAATTTACTATTATTCTATCACCGGTGACTAGGGATATGCTTTCCTCGCGTTTTTGCTGTTCGAAAACATTAGCAAAACGATTATTAAAAAAGTCATTGCGATCGTTAACCCACGCCTCGTAGATTAGAACTTTGTTTATAGTTTTAAACCATGAAGTTTTTAACATTACAACGTAATATCTTCCATACCCGCTGTACGTAATTTAACAATATGACCCAATTGCCACTGTTTTGTATCTAGCCCTTTCATAATACCCAACCACTGATTACGAAGTAACGCAACTTCGTTAATTAGTATTTCGAAATCTACTACTTCGTTTTCGCCATCGACATACTTTTCTACATCACGACTAGATAAACTTCTTTGATAGTTTTCTAAATAACTTTTGAAGTGTTTTCTTCGAATACGCCTTAGTTCGATGTTAAGGTATTCCAACACTGCTTCAATTTCTTGTAGCTGATGAAATCTATGTTCAGTAACTCCCGGTAGTTCTTTTATATTTGTTTCAACATGGCCACGAACTCCTACATCTTCTTTGGCTTTTTGCAATTCTGCTTGATAAAACCCAATAAAATTAGGCAATTCATTTAGGCTGTTTGTTACCTTATTATACCACATTCCGAATTACTAGGTTAAATTACTTATTCGTTCCAGTCGTACTCATCTTCGTACTCGTCGCTTTCTTCATCAACTTCGACTTCGTCGGTATAATCTTGTAGTACACGCTTAACTTCGTCGTTGGTAGTTGCTGATGCGATATCCTCGGCATCAAATCCATGTTCGAGCAATAGTTGCACAATATCCTCGATAGCATCAGTGCTGTGATTTGGAATATGTTCCAACATTATATCTACAATTTCTAAATGTAAATCAAGACTCATTCATTTCCTCCATAACTTCGTTTTCGATAACGTCGTTATTTATATCTTCGATAACTTCGTTGTTATCGTCAACAACCGGTTCAATATACTTTAGCATATCTTCCATTACAATATCAAGACAGCCATCGGTATTTTTCTCCCATGCTTTACGGAATTGAAGGATTTCTTCGCCTGTTTCTTTAACAATGTACTTTAAACGATTACCTTGCTTAGTAAGTAGACCTTGCTTTTCTGCTAAGTCTGTTAGCCCCGAATACGGATTCATACCAGTTTCGTACGGAATTTTAACTTGCACTGCTTCGAATGGTTTAGCATAACGTGTTTTCATTACTTTACACGCGGCTCTGATACCTTTTACTTCTGTAGTTTTGTTACCATCATCATCTTCTTTAAGTTTTAACTTACGCATAGCAACTACAATCGATGATGCATAGATAAATCCCTGACCGCCCGAAATCTTGTCATCTGGGTCAAACATGTCCTGTGACGCATAAGTGTGGTTAGTAGCAACAATACCCACATTGTAAGCACCAATCATATTAACTGTATTACGAACAAGTGCAGTTAATGCTTTTGGTTTACGTCCTAAATCGCCTTTTAAATCACCTTTATCGAATTGTTGTACATCAGTTGGCGTTAATAACATACCAAGCGAATCAATTACAAAAAGAACTTTCGGTCTATCTTCCTCGGCTATTGCTTTGTAATCTGCCATAAACGAACTAATTGTTTTAGCAACATCGTCAATCATACACATACTAAGTTTTAATAACTTACTAGGATCTGTGTCTACATCGAGTGCTTTTAGCCATTGTTCATCTAGTGCATTTTCCGAGTCAATTAATACAACAAAAATATCCTGCTGTTGTGCCGCTTTAACAATATTAGCACTAGCAAAATACGATTTACCTGCGCCGGATTCGCCAGCAAATACTGTTACCTTACCCAACGGCACACCTTTATTAAAATCACCACTGATTAAATAGTTAAGTGCATAGTTTCCTGTGCTAACCCAATCAGTTGGGTC